TTAAAACGGAGCCTCATCTTGACCACCTTGCTCACCTTGTTCACCTTGTTCACCTTTAACATAAGGTGGTTTAATTTTTCCACTCATGTCAGGTTGTCCTTCTTTTGTCTTATTTGTATTAAGCCAAATAGCTACATCTTTTGCTTTGCCATCTACGGTCATCTTGCCCTGGTAATGTGGATAAGCCTTACCTGCAACATCAGTATCTCTTTTTTGTCTTTTCCATAACGCCAAACTATTATCGTATTTATCGTCAGCCATCTTATTTCCTTCCTTGTATTTGTGTTTTAAGTTTATTGTATTCTTGCTCAACTCTTAATTCCTCAAGAGGATCAAGTGCTATTTGTTTAAGTTCATCTAAATATTCATTTGATAATGATTGAATCCCTTGCTCAAATTTATTGACACCTACGGAGTGCTTTGCTTGTTCTTTAAGTTTAGCAATCCATTCATTAGCTATTATTTTTGTATCTTTAGTAGGTGTTGGAATATTTTTTATTACTTTTTTTACTTGTTTAGGTGGCTCTCTATCTTTAATAAAATCCTCTATTTCTTCCGCGGTAGCGATCTCATTACCCATAAAACCTAATATACTTAAGGCTCTACCAACGCTGACTGTTTGAGCCTTTTCAAACTCTTTATCTCTATTTAGCATTTGTTTTGATTCACCAACGCTTAATTCTTTGCCATCTAATAAAACACTTGCTCTAAATTTACTAGAGCCATTGGCCAACTCACTACTAAAAGTTACAATTTGTAATCTATTTCCAAAATATTCTCTTACAAATTTTATACGATATGGAACTGTAAGATATTCCCCTTTAGCACCTAGCTTTACATAATCGCTTTGCTTAATTCCATTTTTAAATTCTTGTATTGCACTCTCCAATGTTTTTTCTTTACTCATAGTTGTCCTTCATTTCTCATTTTTTTGGTTGGGTTTGTTATTTGTTCTTGTAGTTCTTGAATTTTTTTATCTTTGTCTTGAATTTCTACTCTTAATTGGCCATTCTTTTTTTGATGAGCATTATTAATTGTTTCCAAATCTTTAATTCTTTGGCGTAAAGGTTTTATAATTCCTTGATCACTCATAATATCCTCTAAATCTTTGAGTAATTTCTTTTGGGAAACCCTTCCACCAAAAACCATTTTTTCTTATTTCACTAAAGTCAGGCTTACAAAGTAAAGCTAAAACTTTTGGATCACCATTAGCAAACTCTAATTTTTTTTCCCAACATCTTTGATATAAAACTAATTCGTTATAATATTTTTCAAGATTATCTTTTTGTAATTCCTCACAATTATCAGGAGTAAAAAGTTGTCTATCATAATCACTTGCATAAGTTAAAAAGGGGATATGGTTTGGTAAGACCTTTTGATATAAGGCAATTTGAAGGCAATCACTATGAAATGGTTTGGTCGGACATTTTTTTTTTGTGTAAGACAATCCTTTTTTTGTAGTCATTACAGTTCCAAAAACATTTTTAATATCTCCAAAATAAGACTTCATTGTTTGATCAACTGCAGCACCAATTAAATCTACATAACATAAAAAATAAGTTTGGATTCTTCCTTGCTCATCCCAATGGGTAAATTCTTTTTCTTCTTCCCATTCTTGCTTTGGTAATTCATTAATATTATCTATGTGATTTTGAGAAATTAAATTTCTATTTTTAACTATGTTCTCAAATTTAAAACCATCTTTTTCATCAGTTGGTGTATAGTTTTCTATTCTTTCAACAATTTTTTCTATCATGATATTTCCTCAAGTTTTATTTTTTTAACTAAATGGGCTTGAACAATTTCATGAATCAAAGTTCCACCTTCAAATGAAGATGACTTTGGCATATTCATTTTTTCTTTAGTGGTCATTACGATATAATTTCTAAATCGTATATCTTCTGGAATTGTATTTTGTGATTTGGAAGTGTGTTTTAAATTAAATTTTTTATAACAGTCACCTATTATTTTGATTCTCTTGCTCATAATTTTTAATAAGCTAATTGATATTAAAAGTCAATGAAGTAAAAACTTATTGTTAAGTTGTATTTTTTTTAATTTAAAATTAATGGTTGTCAACTTGTTTAAGATTAGTTTATAAATAACTTACGATTCATAATTAAATTTAAAAATTAATAATGATAAAAATGAGAGAAAACATAAGTAAAATCAAGGTTTTTAGACCATCATTTATTAAGGTTAAAACTAATTTTTTCAAAATTTTCTTCTTTAAAACAGTTCTAAACTACAAATTCAACAAAATTCCCCAACAAGTTTTATTTTTTTTCAGCTTATTTAGTAGGCCTAACGAATCAAAACACAAATTATTGATATGAGTATTTTTTTTTTAATACTAGGTGTTGCAAGTGCTGATGTAAATCCAGCCATGCACTTAATTAAAATTCCTATATCGCAAGGTGTAAAAAAAATAACTTGTGAACAAGCATTTGAGAAAAATACAAAGTTTGTAGAAAATCCTAATTACAAAGAAGGCAACGGAGAAGTGTGGGGTTACTATGTTTATGAAGGTAAGCCAATTTTTTTACATTATTGCAAAGACAAAGATGGGAATTGGGTTAGATGATAGAAATAAAATTAGACCTATATGAGTTAATGATTACTTCTCAAAATGGTTTGATGAGAGTTTATGAATCAATGCGTCTTGGTCATGATTGGGGGCATGGATTTAAAGGTAGTCTTAACGAAAAAATTGCTAAATCAATAAGTGGATCGCAAGCAGAATTAGTGGTTGCAAAATATTTACAAATTGAACACACTTACCATGTCAATCATGGCAACAATGCCGATCTTATATTTCATGACACTCATTTACAAATACGATCTCAATTACCAAAAAAAAATAATAGTCTAATTATTAGACCTCAAGGAAGTAAGGTAGGGGAGATTTATATTTTAGTCATAGACAAAGCACCGATCTTTGAAATTCATGGTTTTGTAAATTCAACTTATGTATTGGGAAGTGAAAAATACTTAACTGATTTTAATATTCCTAATAGGCCTAAATGCCATGCGATCCCAATTAATTTATTAACGCCAATAGACTTACTAAAAAATGGGGCTTGGAACTAATGGCAAATAAAATAAATATTTTTGGTGATATTAGAGTTTGTTTAAAATGTGGTGATCCTGCTGATGTGGTTGAAAAAGGAAATAATTATTGCGCAGATTGTTTAAGTCGTAAATGGACTGGAAAAAATATTAGTACATTAACAAAAGAAGTTATTGAAGATGACACTTTACTTAAGGTGGTTAAGCCATGATTCCTTTTCCTAAAAAGAAATACGATATAATTTTGGCAGATCCCCCCTGGTATTTTAAAAGTTATTCAAAAAAAGGAGAAGGAAGAAATGCTACAAAACATTATCCATGTATGGAATTTAACGATCTATTGGATCTTGATATTAACAGTATTGCTAGTGTGGATTGCGTATTGTTTATGTGGGTTGTTGATCCTTTACTTGAGAAATCTTTTGAGCTTATTAAAAAATGGGGTTTCACCTATAAGACAGTTGCTTTTACATGGGCTAAAAAAAATAAAACAAATGATAATTTTTTTATGGGGCTAGGTTATTGGACCAGGTCAAATCCAGAATCCTGTTTATTAGCTACAAGAGGAAAACCAAAAAGATTTTATAAAAATGTAAAACAATTAATTATTGATAAGCGTAGAGAACACTCAAGAAAACCAGATTGTTCAAGAGATAGGATAGTTCAATTATGTGGAGATAAACCAAGAATTGAACTCTTTGCTAGACAAAAAGTAAATGGTTGGGATAATTGGGGTAATCATTTTGAGTGATGATAAGCAAGACAATTTGTTTGGCCAAGAGGAGATACAAGAGGATTGGCGTAAAGAGTGGGATGGGATGCCTGAATTTGAGCAATATCCTAAAGAGGCTTATCACAAAATTATTGTAAGGTTTGATAGTGAGGAAGAACTTCAAAATTTTGCCAAACTTATAGGGCAAGATATAAATAATAAAACTAAAAGTATTTGGCATCCAAAACTTAAATTCGCAAATCATTTTAACAAAAGGTACTTGGACAAAGATGAATCCTAAATATCCAATTTATGTAGTTTCTAAAGCTAGATGGGATAGTAGGCTGACCGTTAAGTCTTTAGAAAGAATGAAAGTTCCTTATTTTGTAGTAGTAGAGGAACAAGAGCATGAACAATATTGTAGCGTCATTGATGAGTCTAAAGTTTTAATATTAGATAAACAATTCCAAAAAGATTATGATATATTTGATGATGAGATTGGCAAGGGCAACGGCACAGGGCCAGGTGCAGCAAGAAATTTTTGTTGGGAACACTCCATAAGTAATGGCCATAAAAAGCATTGGGTTATGGATGATAATATTTATGATTTTTATAGATTAAATCGTAATGCAAAAAACATAGTACAAACTGGGACAATATTTAAAGCTGCAGAAGATTTTCATGATCGGTACGAAAATGTTAAGATAAGTGGATTTAACTATTGTAAGTTTTGTATAGCTAGTGAGAAATATCCACCCTTTTTGTTTAATACAAGAATCTATTCAACACTATTAATAGATAACTCTACTAAATATAGATGGAGAGGAAGATATAACGAAGATACGGATTTATCTTTAAGGGTTCTAAAAGATGGAGATTGCACCCTTCAATTTAATGCTTTCTTACAAGAAAAGGCTACTACACAAAGGATCAGTGGCGGTAACTCTAAAGAATTTTATGATGAAGAAGGAACTATGAATAAATCAAAAATGCTAGAAAAAATGCACCCTGATGTAGCTAAAGTTGTATGGCGTTTTAATAGATGGCATCATTTCGTAGATTATTCACCTTATAAAAAGAATTTACCAATTAAAAAGAAAGATCTGATTACCCCCATAGGAGTCAATAACTATGGCATGGTGTTAAAGGAGATTTCTTTATAATGGCTTTTGAAAAATTTGATAAATCATTATTAAACAATAAGGTTTTAAATAGTCATGAGAAACTTATTTATTTAATTTGTTATTCTTTTCGTAATGCCCCTCATGGATGTAGGATAAGCCATAAATACCTTATGCAAAGAACAGGGATAGGGTGTAGAAGGACATTAACAAAGTTTTTGGATAGACTTACCCTATTTGGCCTTCTTGCTAGAAAGCAGGTGGATAACGGCACCAATCATTATGTTTTTGATAAAGAAAAGATGCAAGAATATATTCAACATAATACTAATAAGCGTAGGAAGATTGCATTAGCTAAAAAGAAAAAAAACAATCCACAAATTAATAAACAAATTGGGAATGTTATCAACATGGTTAAAAAATAAAGTAAATTGGGTGTGGGGATTTACCTTTTTGGGTGTATCAAAATACCCTCTTAATATAGACATAGTTATATATACTTAAGGAAGTAAATTAAATGACAACTTATATAGATAAAAATATAATTGCTAAAGCAATAACTAATATTGCAAAGAAAAAGAATTTTAATTACTCCAACGCTATTGAGAAAAGAAAAAAGAATTACAAAGCCTACAAGGAGTCAAAGACAAATAGAGAATTACAAAAGAAACTATCAAAAGATAGATTTAACACTTACCTAGAGGAGAAGTATAAGAATGATAACTAATTTTTTAACCATAGACCAATTAGATAGATTTTTAAGTGTTGCTAGTTTTGTTGATGGTAAATTACCAAAAGTGTCTAATAGAAGGACTCCTTCAATGTTTAAAGTTATTGATGATTTATATGGAATTGGAGAAACTAAAGAAACGATTCAAAATTCCAGTTACTCCTATAAGGGTAAAATGAAGATTGTCCTAACTTCTAGGCAAATTACTATATATGATTTTGTGGCCACCGTTATGCTAGACGCTACAAAGGAAGATAGAGAACTTATATATTTGAGGAACTTTCCACATAGAAAGTCTTATAGGGAACTTAAAAAAATGTATTTGGATGTTAGCCATGAGAAACTACGGTATATGTATCTCAAGGCCTTAAAAAGCGTTTGTAGATACGCAAATAAAGACCTTAAGAAATATATTTAATTTAATTTATGTTTTGTTTTTTCTATCCAATTAATTAGCTTATTTGAGGCATTAGAGTCTATATACCAATCATCAACACCACCATAAAGGTCTAAACCTCTATTTTTAATAGAGCCATAGCCATCTTTACCTAATAAGGTGTTCATGTAATACTTGGCTACTTGTTGACCATATTTACTAAAAAAAGGTTTATCTTTATATCTTAAATCATAAAAGGTAATATATTTTGCTTTCCCTTCCTTACTCAAGATTACATTAAAAGAAATACCCTTATCATTGGTAATCTTTTTTCTATATTGTGGATTCTTTCTTGGTCTTTTGTCATACCTTAAATCATTTGGATCAACTAATATTGACATCATTCTCTCCTTTTTCTATGTTTTCACTTCCACAACTAGCACAAACTTCACTCATTTGTGAGAGATCATACCAACTATAATTTTTTGAATTATCAAAATCTTTTAACAAAGTTCCTTCTTCACTACTACAATCTTTACATTTATTCATCTATCTCTCCTATTGTTATGATAATCAATTATTTCATTAGTTCCTTTTATGCCCAAATAGGCCATAAGGCCTATAAGGGTGAATCCTAGTAATAAAAATATGATCATTTACTCCTCACATTCTAAAAATTGATTAAATTTAAAAGTACCCATTGTGAAGAAGTTGCTTTCATGACTATCATTCAAAAAGGCTTTTAATCTTCTTGATTGTCTTTCAATGGTTGTAAATGTTTTTTTAGCTTTAATTGAGTCGTTGTCATAACCACAATTAGAACAAAAATCATCAAAACCATCCCTTGAACAACTATAATCACTTCTTAAACACTCAAGGACACCACTAGCCGTAGGCTCTCCATCTATTCCATAGCCTTGACTAAAAAATAGAGTCATTTGTTTATGACCATATCTTGAATCTAAATGATTCCCTTTTAATTTGTATTTTCTTTTTAAAGTGACTTTCCAATGATTCATTTGTGGGCTTGGATTATGAGGATTAGAATTACTATACTCATTAACAATAGTAATATTATTCTTTTTAACAAAATTATCTATTGTATTTGTTTTTTCTAGGTTTTTAAAAGTTTGTTCAACTATATTTGAACTTTCTTTTAATGATTGTTTTTCTTGTTCTCTTGTCATGTTGCTCTCCTTTTTATTTATATTAATTGACATATCATTGACATTAAGTTGATTATTGATGAGAGTCAATTAACTTTTTTAATTATTTGACAAATAAAGAATTAATGATGTAAAAAGGGATATACTACATCTAGTAAGGTTTTTTCATTTACCACAATTAGAAGTAGGTTATATATAAGGGCTATTTAATAGTCTTTGATTCTCTCTCTCCAATTACTACAAAATGCCCTTATATGCTTTAATATTTAGATTCTATTGGCTTTAATTGGTGTAGTTTAAGCGTTTTAAACACTTTTCTACACTTTAAACCAAACTTAAATTTCTCTCTATTTTTATAAAGAGGAACTATATTAACCTTAAACATAGAATAAGGTTTCATTAATTGTTTGTTCATTTTTCTCTCCTTGATTCGAATTAATAAAGAATCATAAGATACTTATAAGTCAATGATAACTCAATTACAACCCATTAAAAACATAAGAAATATGGCAAATAAAACAAAATTTAAAAAAGAAGTAATCAAGGACATCATGGAAGAATTGGCTATTGGTCAATCTATTCGTTCTTGTTTATCTCCACAAAATAAGAAGGAAGATCGGCCTTGTTGGGCTACTTTCAGATCTTGGATGAATAACCTTGTTAAATATCCAACATTACGCCAAGATTATGAAAAGGCAAAACAAGACGGAATCGAATACCTTCTTTCAGATGCACAGGAATTGATAAATGAAAGCCTTATTAATAGTAAAACAAAAGAAAAAACAGATTTAGGTCAAACTCATTTAGTTAAGGCTTATATTGATCTAGCAAAGTGGAAATCAGAACGATTAGCACCGAAATATTACGCTAAAAAGGACAGTTTGGCTTTAATTGGTGATGATAAGAGTCCTCTTGTTGTTAAGTGGGATAAGTAAAAGTATTGTTTTATATGAATAAATATTAATATTATCCGTAGATTACGCAAACCTAACACATGAACGCTTATAGTTGTAATTTCTATAAAAAATGTGTGACATAAATGCAACATCTATATTGATTAGATACAATTATTAAATAAACATTGATTTTATTGGTGTTTTGATAAGAGTTTAATGACTAACAATCATTTTCCCATTATTTACTAGGGTTTTGGGGGGTTTTGTGAGAAGGCCACACACCGAAATAATTTTGAGCCTAGCTTAAAAGTTTAGGGAAGTTTCACACAAATAGATTAACAAATTTACATAGGAGAAAAAATGGCTGGAAAAGACATTAGCGAAGAAGAAAAAAAGAAAAAATTAAAAAAGCTACAAGACATGAGTAAAAAAGAAGTAGCTAAAAACATGGAGTCTATGAGAGGCACTATCTCCGACAAAGAATTAGAACTTTTTAAAGCATTATTGCCAAACTAAAATGAAAAAATTTGATGATAAAAAAATGGGTTATACGGCTATTGTTTATGTGATGGAGTCCACTAATAGTGTGATTGTTCACTTTGATGGTTTTAATAACCTTAAAGAATGTAATTTCTTTTCTCATCAAATAATGAATGATTTAGGAATAGAATCTTTATCAACCTTACCTCATGGAGAAACACTGCATTAGGGGGGGGTTTGTTTTAAAAATGCCAAATATTACTATTCCATATAGACCAAGAGAATTACAAAATTTTTTGCATAAAAAAATTGATATGCACCGTTTCAATGTTCTTGTCCTTCACAGAAGGGCTGGAAAAACAGTGGCCATGATCAATCATATGCTAAAGGATGCCTTAACTAATCCTTTGCCTAACTCAAGATATGTGTTCCTATCGCCGACTTTCAAACAAGGAAAACTGACCGCATGGGATTATATAAAAACATACGCTGGAAAAATTCCTGGCGTCAAGTTTAATGAGTCAGAATTAAGATGCGATCTACCTAATAAAAGTAGGATTACAATATTAGGTGCAGAGAATGATCAAGCGATCAGGGGAATAAGTTTAGATGGATGTGTATTTGATGAAACTCAAAGCATTAAACCTACTATATTTCCAGAGATTATAAGACCTGCATTAGCAGATAGAAAAGGTTGGTGTGTATTTATCGGAACACCAAAAGGTAGAAACTACTTCTATCAATTATATGAAAATGCTAAAGAAACTAAAGATTGGTACTCATGCGTTTTCAAAGCTAGTGAAACAAAAATTTTAGACCAAGAAGAATTAGACGCTGCAAAAGGCGTTATGTCAAAAGACTTGTATGATCAAGAGTTTGAGTGTTCATTCAATGCTGCGATTACAGGATCGTATTATGGAAATATTTTAGAAGGTCTAGCAAAAGAAGGTAGAATAGGGGATGTTCCTTTTGATGATAACCTTGATGTAGAAACTTGGTGGGATCTGGGGCTGAACGATAGCACTTCAATATGGTTTGTTCAAAAGCATAAAGGTGAAATAAGATTAATAGATTATTATGAGAATAGTGGATTTGGTTTAGATCATTATATTGATGTTTTAAATAATAAACCATACTCAGAAGATTACTCAAAACACATAGCCCCTCATGATATTAAAGTTAGGGAACTAGGAAATTTTGGAAAATCAAGATTAGATAGTGCTTTAGAATTAGGTATTCATTTTGAGGTAGCACCAAAAGTAAGTGTTGAAGATGGTATAGAGGCAGTAAGAAAAAACTTACAAAATTGTTGGTTTGATAAAAGTAGATGTGGCACAGCCGTTGAATACTTGAAAGCATATCAAAAAAGATATGATGATAAAAACCAAACATTTAGAAATAAGCCTTTACACAATTACGCCTCACATTGCGCAGACAGTTTTAGAACTGGTATTGTAGGGCAAGGATTACAAACTTCTGATTGGAGTGAAGAAGTTCCAATAGAAACAAATTATATAGTTTAAAAAATATGGCAAAAATATCAGAAATAGAATTAAGAGGAATAATACAAAGTGAAATAGACAATGCTCAAGGTTATATGGGTGGTGCGTTATCGGCAGGCCGAAAGAAATCTCTTGAGTATTATATGGGAGATAAATTAGGTACAGAGATTGATGGTCGTAGCCAAGTGGTAAGTACAGATGTAGCTGACACTATTGAAACTATTTTACCTAACTTATTAAGAATATTCACAGGTAGTGATAGAGTAGTTAAATGTGAGCCTGTAAGACCAGAAGATAAACCTCTATCTGTTCAAGCAACTAACTATATTAACTATATTTTTAACAAAGATAATAATGGTTTTTCTATCCTTTACACATGGTTTAAAGATGCTCTTTTAGAAAAGAATGGCATAGTTAAAGTTTATTGGGATGATAGCGAAAAGGTTGAGCAAGAAACTTACGAAAATTTAAATCAACAAGAATATCAATTATTAATTAATGATGAGAATGTTGAGATAGTTGAAGAAGAGTCTTTTGAAGATCAAAACGCTAAAGAGCAAATAGAATTTGCAAAAAAAATGGCAGAGGCTCAAGGCCAAGTAGTTGAAGAAATTCCTACTCCAATGCTTTATAATTGTAAAATTAAAAGAACATCAAAAGGTGGTAAAGTTAAAATAGAAAATATTCCACCTGAAGAATTTTTAATTCAAAGAACAGCAAAGTCTATTGATGAGGCTTCTTTTGTAGCTCACAAAGTTACTAAAACTAGAAGTGAACTTATTGAAATGGGTTACGATAGAGATATTGTAGAGGATCTTCCAACAACTAATAATATTTTATTAAATGATGAAAGATTAACTAGGTATAGCGATATTGATGAAACACCTTTTAATGATGCACCTGATGAATCTACTCAAGAAATAGAAATTTTTGAGTGCTATGTTAGAGCCGATATGGATGGTGATGGCGTAGCCGAATTAAGAAAAGTTATTGTAGCTGGTGAAGGTGGATATACAATTTTAGAAAACATGGTTTGCGACTCCATACCGTTTTGTAGTTTAACACCAATTCCTATGCCACACAGATTTTATGGAAGAAGTGTTGCAGAGTTAGTTGAAGATGTTCAATTAGTTAAATCTACAGTGATGAGACAGTTGTTAGATAATATGTATTTAACAAATAATAATAGAGTTGCTGTAATGGATGGCATGGTTAATTTGGATGACTTATTAACTTCAAGACCAGGGGGTGTTGTAAGAACTAAACAACCACCAAGTCAAGTAATGATGCCTATGCAATCGCAATCATTATCTCAACAAGCCTTTCCATTATTAGAATATTTAGATACAGTTAGAGAGTCTAGAACAGGGGTGACTAGATATAATCAAGGCCTTGACGCAGATGCGTTAAATAAAACTGCAACTGGTGTAAATGCACTAATGACACAATCTCAAATGAGAATGGAATTAGTCGCTAGAGTGTTTGCCGAAACTGGTATTAAAGATTTATTTAGAAAAATATTTGAATTAACTT